TCCTGGCAGCTTAAATGCATTAGAAGCAAAATTAATTGTACTTCGCAATCGGGCGCGAGAAATTTCACCTTCTGGCGAAACTTTGCGTGAATGGAAAAAATTAAACGCAGAAATTGTTAAGACAGAACAATCTATTGAAAAACAAACTAGGCGTCCTCTTACTAAAGGACAGCGACTGGGCGCAGCAGGCGGTGCATTCCTTTATGGTGGCGGCTTAGGAGGGGGCGTCGGCAGTGCCTTTGGTGGTATTGCTGGCGGCCTGATGGGAGGCGTTCCTGGCGCCTTTACAGGAGCTGCGATTGGTCAAGCAGTGGACAATATGACCACCATGGTTTCTGATATGACGGAACAAGCCGCCGTTATTAATCGACTTCAGCTTGGTCTTGCAAAAGCGTCAACTAGTTACACGGACTTTGGTCAAGCTACGCAAGAAGTCGCAAAAATATCGCAAGAACTTCTTATTCCATTAGACGAAGCATACAGAAGATTTACGCAATTAAGGTCGTCAACTGTCGCGTTGAATATTGATACCAAGACTACTGGCGAAATGTTTACTGGTGTTGCTGCCGCTGTTCTTGCCGCTGGCGGAAGCATGGAAGATGTGGATGGTGCGATGCGTGCTGTTGTGCAAGTTTTTAGCAAAGGCAAAGTTAGCGCCGAGGAATTAAGAGGGCAAATTGGTGACCGCCTTCCAGGTGCGGTTGTTGAGTTTGCGCAATCGGCTGGATATTCAATGCAAGAACTTGAAAAGGAATTTCAAGCGGGAGGGGTTACTTTAGATAAATTTGTCACATTTTTAAAGGGAAAGAGCAAAGAATCAAGCGATTTAACCAATGCAATGGCTACGGATTCCGAATATGCAGGAGCTCGATTAAACAAGGCATTTGAAGGCATGCGTCTTACTGTGGGCAGGGCCTTTCAGCCAATGGGCGCAGCCATTCAAGATTTCACTACTCGGAGTATTAATGCCTTAAATGCATTCATCCAAAAAGCGATTGAAGCCGAGATGATTCAGCCAGGTGCCCAGTATTACCTGGCTGAGAACCTTGCGCAGGGCGGAAGCATTGAAGACCTTAAAAGGCAATTAGACGAGGCCGAAGCAATATTAAACAAGGCTGAAAAAACCAAAGCAGGATTCATGTATGGTGGCAGCCTCATTGATGTTATCTTTGGAAATGTTAGTGGCGTAAATAAGCAGGCAGCAGAGACACGAGTCCAGTCGCTAAAAGAGGCGATCAAGCAGGCAGAGAAGTTTGAAAAGCTAACAAAACAAAGAGCCAAGCAGGTGACAACACAAGCGGAGGATGAGGCTCGGCCCAAAAAGATGCTCGATATTATTGAGCGTCGTGAAGAAGCAATTGCCAACGCTCGCGAAAATTACGAGCGCGAAATTGCTTCTATTCGTGAAAATGCAATTAAACAAGCTGAAGCGCTAGAGAGGCGCTATCAAGATCAACGCTTGCAAGATGAAAGAGAACTTGGGCGCGTAAAACGTGATCTTGCTGCTGCTGCTCAAGAAGAAGGATTATTGCGTCGCGGCATTAGAGGGGAAGATCCTGCACTGCTTGAGCAGGAGCGCAAAATTGGCGATGCCATTCGTCAGTACACTGAAGACAAAATTTCCAGAGAAGAACAAGCCCAGGATCGCCAAATTGGCTTTGCTCGCGAACTGGAAGATTTCAAACGTCAAAACGCCGATGCAATCAACAAGGCAAACGAACGTTATGCGAACGCCATCGGCAAAATTCAACAAGAATACGCAAGATCTGTCGCAAAACTAATAGAAGATGGAAGCGGCAATGGGGCGAAAAAGCTTGCGGCGGCAGGTAAGTTAATTGCAGCTCAAATTGCAAGGGCATCCGCTCAAGAGGCTTTTGTTACTGCGACAGGAGCAGCTATTGTTCCGCAAGGCGCTGGGATGTATGAAGTGGCAGGCAAAGCCATGTCCGAAACGGAATTATTGGCCTCCGCTGAAAAAAGTTCTCCCAACACGAAAACAGCGGCGAAAGCCTTTGTTGATGCAACAAGACAAATTGAACAAGCGCAAAAAGATTTAAACGCATCTATGCAACTTACGGCCCAGTCGGTCAAGGTGCAATTTGCTGGCGTAAGCACTGCGGATCTTGAGTCTTCTATACAGAAAAGACAGCAAGCACTGAGCAATTCGCTGAGGGGAATCAATGACGAAAAAGAGGCATTGAGCAAGCAGGAAAATATTTACAATACACTGCTTTCCACAATAAAAGAAGCGGGAGGTGAATCAAATGCCAATAAGCGACAAGTGGACGACCAGAATAGCGCAATAGAAAGCCAGTTGAAATTGATTCGGGGCGGAATGCTGCCTGCATTGGCGGAAGAAGAATTAATTAGAGAAAATATTTTTGATAAATGGCGAAAATATGCACAGGAGGGTGCTGGTCAAATTCTACGAAGCATTAACAATAAAGATATTCAAGAAAACGTATTGCGAATTCTCCAGGAACAGCTAAATGTCATTGCAGGCCAAGAAGCTGCTTATGCGGCAGCCCAATCAGTGTTGCGCGACAATGCTGCTCTTCTTGAAGCGGCCAAGATTAATAGGCAAACTCGTTTGGTTGGTCAAGGGCTCCGTGCGGGATTTATTAACGAGGCCGCCATGGTTTACGAAGAGCAAATTGGCAAAGGTGTTAGTCCGAAAGCGGCTGAAAGCGTGGCTCGCGCTACTGAGCAGTTAACTCTTGCTAAAACAGCAGCAGACGCGATGCAAGCATCTGTCAATGGAATTGGAAGTGCCTTTGGCGAAGCAATGACAACTGGTGTATCAAATCTTATTTCTGGCACCGCCACCGCCAAAGAAGTGTTTGCCAATTTCCTGCAAAGCGTTAGTCAGGCTTTGCTGCAAGCTGCTGCACAAATGATTGCTACTTACACTGCGATTGGCATTGCTCGCGCATTTGCTGGCATGAGCGGAGGCGGTGGCAAGGGTGGAGAAGGCTTGAACATCCCCAGAGGAGAGCCCGTTGCTCCTGGCGTAAATGCGCCGCTAGTAATGGCAGCTAACGGTGCCGTTTGGAAGGGCGGCTTCCAGGCATTTGCTTCTGGCGGTGTCGTTACAGGTCCCACGCTTGGCCTCGTAGGCGAAGGTCGTTACAACGAAGCCGTAGTGCCCCTTCCTGATGGTAAAACCATTCCAGTGGATCTTGGCGGTGCTGCTGGCAATCAAATTGTCAGTAACATTACAGTAAATGTAAACAACGGCCAAACGCAAAGCAATGCCAATGGCTCCAATTCTTCTGAACTTGGCCGCAAGCTAGAAGGCGCCGTAAAACAAGTGATTGTTGGTGAACTTCGTCCTGGCGGTCTCCTCGCTCGTTAATTATGCCACAACCCACTTTTGCTATCCCCTGTGAATACGGACTTACAGCCCAGCGAGGCACGCGAACAAAGCGCGTGCAATTTGGTGATGGCTATGAGCAAGTGATGCCTGAAGAGATTAATGATGACATTCGCGCATATCAAATTGATACTGTTCCCATTGCTGATAGCATTGCCATTTCACTAGATGAACAACTGGCTGCATTGAAAGGAGATTTCTTTTATTGCCAATTCTTCATGGATGATCAAGCGTATAAATATAGGCTTGAGCCAAATCAATGGCAATGGCGTACAATTGGCCCCAATAGCAATATCGTGTCATTCAGCGTAAGGAGGATTTATGACCCTAGAAGCTGACGTACAACAAGGTTGGCATGATGCCATTGTTGAGCTTTTTGATCTTGATCTCACGCCAATTACTGGCGATGTAGATGATAAGTTTTATTTCACAAATCAGTTAAAGCCTGACGACAATAAAATTGTTTGGCAAGGGCGCACTTATGAACCATTGCCGATTCTTGCCACTGGTTATGAGAAAAATACCACTGGACAGATTGCTCAACCATCGCTGACAGTGGCGAATGTTATGGGAACATTCACGCAAGTGATTGATTCTTTAGACGATTTGGTGGGAGCAAAAGTTACAAGGCGGCGCACGCTTGGTAAATATCTTGATGGTGAACCATCTGCTGATCCATTGCAGGAATTTCCTTTGGATGTTTTTTACATTGAACGGAAAACCTCAGAAAATGCTTTGACCATCACTTGGCAGCTTGGTAGTGTTCTTGATTTAGAAGGGCTTCAGCTTCCTCGTCGTGTGATCACGCAAAACTATTGTCAATGGAAATATCGGAGTAGCGAATGTGGTTACACTGGTTCTCCATTGTTCAATGTGAATGATGGAAGGCTTTCCACTGATGGACAAAGCGCAGAAGCAGTGGCAGTGATCAATGCTTACAGTTTCGTTTTGCAAAGAGAGAACGAATTGCGTGTTGCAATTAATCTTCGCAATTTAAGAAGTCAAGAAAAAGAAGCCGCTTGCACAACTATTGTGAAGCTGGAGGAAAGATTTAACACTCCTACGGCGTTGGGTGCTGATAGTTATGTTCTTATAACTTCAGTCAGCACACTTAGATTTGGCGGTACAAATGGCATCACTGCTGTTTGGAACGGAGCATCTGTCACTCTTGGCAGTGAATATCGTCTGGGTAAAAACGAAGGCAAGGCGCCTGGAACAAATAAATCTTATTATTCCATAGAGCGATGGGGAGTAGATGCCACTGCCTGTAGTAACGCCACTGCTGCATTAGCCGCTGCTGAGGCTGCACTTACTACTGCATTGAATAATTATTCTTCAGCTAAAAGCGGCTTAGCAAGTGCCACGAGCGCTTTGCCAGCAAGCGACCTATTGTGGCAGCAAGATATTTGTGGAAAGCGTGTGAACAGTTGTCGTCTTCGTTTTCCGACCACTCCCATTGAGGCCCCGTCGCTGCCGTTTGGTGGATTCCCTGGCGCTAATTTAACGCGATGACTTGGCAATTATTAAAAGCTGAACTTGCTGCTTATGCACATAGCAAAGCGCCAGAAGAGGCTTGTGGCATTATTGCTGGAGGCAAGTTTTTTCCATGCAAAAACAAACATCCAAAGCCTATGGAAAGCTTCGCGATTGATGCGAAGGCGTATGCAAAAGCAGAGAAAAACGGAATTGAAGCAATTTTCCATTCTCATTTAGGCATGGAAAATTTCTTTAGCAGGCATGACATTAAATCCTGCAAGGCTAGTAATGTGCCATGGGTGATGTATTGCACTGGCACTAACAGTTGGCATGAGATGGATCCAACTGGCAATGCTCCTTATCTTGGTCGCCCGTGGATTTATGGTATTTACGATTGCTATGGCTTAGTTCGTGATTACTATCAGAATGAATTTCGCATTGTTTTAGACGATTATGACAGGGGAGAGGAATTTGAATGGAAAAGCGCGGAATGGAGAATGTTTGAGAAGAATTTTAAAGGGCAAGGCTTTAATGAAATAGGTGATTGTGATATCAAGAAGGGAGATATCTTGCTGATGCAGCTTCAGGCTGATTTTCCTAATCACGTGGGCGTAGTGCATTCGCCTCATCAAAACATTTTTTATCAGCATTTATTGGATAGACTGTCTGAAGCCAATATCTATGGTGGTTATTGGCAAAAAAGCACAACAAAAGTTTTGCGGCATCGGGAGCTTGCTTGAGATGGCGATGGTGGAAGTAAAACTATT